CCCCGCTGCGGTGCCTACGTCGTAGGTAGACGCGGTGCCTAAACTAGCGGTTAACGCGTCTAGGTCGGCATCCACTTCATCAATGGCCGTTTGTACGGTGGTAGCAGTGAGCCCGCTGGTGGCGTTGGTATATGGCAGGTAACTAATACCATCTTCCACGTTTACCCCATCACAGAACACGAGCCCTGTCTTGGTATTAGGGATAGCTACCCCTGTTCCCGCACTGGTCTTAATGGTGATAACCTGACCGGTGTTATTTTCCACGATGTAAACTTTACTTTGCGCTGGGGTGATAAGGGTACCTGCCCCTGACAAGTCAACCGTTGTATCCGTCAAACGTAAAATAGCAGCACGCGACTCTGAAACCGCACCTTCTACTATTGACAAAGTATGGGAGTCTGCTGCCCACACATCAATCGTCACTAGGCCAGCAATGGCTTGCTCAACCATGGTGGTGATTTCATCATTGACGGTGTTGCCCCACGTACCGGTAAGTTCACCTTGTACTGGAAGGGCTAGTTTTAGTATGTCTGTGTATTGCGTTGCCATTCTTATAGCCTCATGTATTTATGTTAGCCCATCCGGGGGTCTGTGAATCTGAAACGTCTATCCAGTTCGGGGTTTGGTTAGGGTCTATTAAACCCCAAACATTTACGCTGTTAGTCCTAACTATACACTGAGTACCCATAACAATCACTCTAGAAGGGATACTCACAATCACGTTACCAAGAAGTGCAGTGGCCGTTACTCCTGTAACAGGAACGTCTGAGCCTCCTATGGAAATGGTGACTGTACCGACTGAACCAGTGGCTGAGACCGTTGTAACTGGGACGATGGCCTCTCTGTCCGCTGTGACAGTGACGCTACCTACTGAACCCGTAGTGGATACAGTTGTAACCGGTGCGATGGCTGAGACGATGGCTGAAACCGTGACCGTACCGACTGAACCTGTGGCTGAGACCGTTGTAACAGGTGCCGTTACTGAGGTGGCTGCTGTGACAGTGACGCTACCGACTGAGCCAGTAGCTGAGACCGTTGTAACCGGTGCCGTTACCGAAGTTGCTGCTGTGGCAGTGACGGTGCCTACTGAACCTGTGGCAGATACGGTTGTAACGGGAACGGTGGCCGTTCTGGCCGCTGTGACAGTAACGCTGCCCACTGAACCAGTAGCTGATACGGTTGTGACCGGTGCTGTTACTGAGGTGGCCAGTGCAACACTTACGGTGCCTACTGAACCTGTAGCGGAGACCGTTGTAACTGGGACAGTGACTGCTCTGGCCGCTGTGACAGTGACGCTACCGACTGAACCTGTAGCGGAGACCGTTGTGACGGCTACCGTTATAGACGTTGCTGCTGTGACAGTGACACTACCGACTGAACCTGTGGCTGAGACCGTTGTAACTGGGACGGTGACTGCTCTGTCCGCTGTGACAGTGACGGTGCCTACTGAACCAGTAGCTGAGACCGTTGTAACAGGTACGGTTACTGAGGTGGCCGCTGTGACAGTAACGCTGCCCACTGAACCTGTGGCTGAGACCGTTGTAACGGGTACCGTGACATCAGTACCCGCATCATCTGCAATCCACCAAGCGGTTGCTGATGATTGGTTTTGGTATTCTATTAATATCTGGTCAGGTGTCTTGAATGAACCAGATTCTTGAGTTACGTAGAATATCTCACCGTCGAATTCTTCTGTTGGACCGCTACCGCTTTCTGCTGCACCGATTCGTGGTGTGTAGGAAGTTAGGGGTCTAATCTCGTCAGTAAAAGCTAAGTTTAAATCTAGCGCCCCGTCAATATACGTTTTGTACGCTGCCCCATCAAAAACAAAATTTACAAAGTGATTCTGGTTTGACGTTATAGTCTCTGTACCTATCGTATTGATGAATATAGACCCGCCGGACTTCCAGCATATGATACGCATCTTGCCGGACTCGACGCGCCATTGCCAGTTCCTACCGCTACCGACGTTATTTCTATCCGCTGCATATATTTGCTGCGTATTGGATGCATTATCTGTATTTATTTTTGCACTGAATGTAAATGCTGAAAAGTCTACTGCTGTATTTGTTGTACTGACATAATCATCATTACCGTCAAACTCCTGCCCTCCGTTTGCACCTATGTTCGGGAGGTCTCCATTGTACGTACCATCAAGATTGCCTGCACTATCAGCAGCAATTGTACCGGATGCCTCGGCTAATCCTAGGTACCAATCTGAATCTTGGTAAACAGCATTCCTACCAAATGGTGCTGTATCCGTCTCTTTAACTGCCGCTGGCTTATCGCCCCAAACATAGACAAGGTTATCAGTTGCAACGCTGGGTATCCTCGACCAAACAACGTCAAGCCCATCAACGACTTCAATGGGTAATTGTGTTAACCCTCCAATGTCACTAGATAGCCTTAAGTCATTACCATTGGTTAACAGGTCAGCTTTCATGGCTGTAGTGAAATCAGCCGTTTTGATGAGCATCGGAGCGTCTGTCGCTGAACCAGTAACAGCGGGTACTTTAAGTGAGCCTAGTAGTGTGAACCCATCAGCAATTAATGCCATTTAGATAGCACTCACACCCAGCGTCAGCGGACTAACTAGACGCAACTCACGATAAGCCGCTGGACTACCCGCAATCATTGCCTGATATGAACGTTGTGTATATTGTACATTCTGGAATTGACCGCAATCATGCCATTCAGTTAAGTCCAGAGCACTAGCACCGAAACGCTGTTGTACTTTAATAGCAGTGGGTTTACGTGGTGCCGTAGTAACGTTTAGCGTTAAGACGTGCTGTGCGTTGTTCTGAGCTAGTGCGATGGTTTCACCGATATCGTTAGCTTCATCAAAATCAGTTTGGCTAGCGTTAGCGTGTGGGTTTGTGGTTGAGATTGCCATCGCTAAGAACTCGTCACGCTGTGCTGCGGTCATTACAGCTGCATCAACCAGTACCTGAGCACTTGCAATATTCGCTACACCTTCTGCTGTTGCTGGGTCCAAACCAAAATAACTACCAGCGTCACTAGCGGTAACAATAACGGCATCAGCCAATGCAAATAAAGGATGTGCTATGTCTGCTTGTATTGTACGTAATGCTGTCCAGATACCGTTGGTAACCATGAATCCACGAACCTGACCTGAGCCAGCCTGCTTCTTGTCTGTTACTTCTGAGTACGCCTGCGCTTCTGCTAACGTTGCAAAATCTGATAAGTTCATTGCTCACCCCTAAGGCTTATGCTACCCGTACAATAGCGTTAGTTGCATCGGCGGCTGGGAACTGAACAACGAAGTTACCGGCGGTAGATATCTTGTCTGAACCAAAATCCAGTACACAGACCGCATCATTTGTTCCACCGTTGGCGTTGTATATCAAGGCACCTCGTGCGGTGATAGTTGACGCCGCCCAAGTAGAGTCCGCGAAATCAACAAACGCAGTGGTACCTGAGGTCGCAGGTACCACGATAGTTAACGCATTACCCCCTGCTACATAGGCGGTACCCGTCACTTCATTAGTGGCGGAGTAGGCAGTGGTGGCTGCGCTAAGGGTAGCCGCTGAGGTATACAGCGCGATTTTATAGGTCAACGCTGTGCCTGAACTAAAGTCAACATCACCGTCTAACAAGTTCTTTTTGAACGACGTACATAGGGCTTGAGTAATAGCCATTTTATTCTCCTAGTTTGCGGGTTGTCTGAATTGGCCCGAGCGATAAGAATCACCACGTAGTCGGCCCTCAGTTAAGTTTTTAAGTGCTAGGACAGACGCTTGAAACATCTTGTCGTAGTTAGCGATTATGTCAGGTTCAGCTTTGTTGAACCTAGCGGCCTCTATCATAGCACCGTTTAATAGTGCGTTATCAAAAGTATCCCCCAGCCATGTAGTTCCTGCCGTGACGATAGACTCTGGGAAGTACCCATAGTGCATCTCGACATTATAGGAAACATCTGGAGTGGGCCCCACTATAGCGGAAGTGTCCGAGAACAATCCATAGTGTTTTGGGAGGCCCGTAACGGTTGAGTTAGGGTACGCCTCTCGAATAAAGTTAACGTCTTTGTCTATTAAGAACTGGTATCCACCGGCCCCATCATCCACTGCTAATGAGTGCAGCCAAATGAAGTCAACAGGTAGCGTTAAATACTGCTGGTTAGCCGTTAGGGTCCCTGTCACGTTCTTACGTATCGCAGGAAACTGCACGACGGAATATATAAGTTTCTCGGTTTGCTGCACAAACAACTTAACAAGGTCGTCAGAGAAGTTAAACTCCGCGAGGTCCTTGATGTTCTGGGATAGTTCTGCGTATGTCATGGGGTATCCACCGTTACATTGCCCACTCTCGTAGTGGTAGTCACTGACGTTACTGGTATTATAAGTGCCCTAGACGCTGCTAACTCCGCGAAGTCTGGGCGTGGGTCACGTAAGGCTTGTGGGTCATCTACGGTAAACTCACCCAATCTAAGTTGTGGGTGGTCAGGGTCCCAACACTCAGGGCAAGCTTTTATGTTGGTTGTCTGACCTTTACGAATGACCGTACGTAACTCAGGTAGTTTATACCCGAACCCACAAACATCGCATAGGGCCAGTGCTCTCTTGTCAGAGGCATATCTATTGCTCACCGGAATCTCATTCTAGGTACAGCCCGCAAAGAGGTTTTTTCTCTATCCTCCCCTGAGGCTAACATAAACTGTTCTTCATAATCCATCTTCAACATCTGCAAACGCGGCATGAACTCAGGCACTTTCATGGCAATATAGTATGCCAGCCCCGCTACTATGGCAGGGAAGAACCTAAAGGGCATGTCAGGGGTTTGGATTCCCGAGCCTGCGTCTTGAATACGGCGCATACGCCAGTACACGATAGAATAATCATTGGTGTTTGGCACGGGCCATATATTAATTTCAGGTGCGGCTTCAAGCCGGTTGACCCACATTTGTAGGGGTCTGCCCTGTGTCAATTTGTTTGGTATGTTTGAATAGGTACTCACACTAATACGGTTCAGTGTTAAGTCAGACTGGGTAGACGCGTTACCACTACCTGTACGAACAACTTGTTCTAGTAAGTCAATGGTATCACCGGGTAACGTGTAACTAGCGGTACCTGCGACTAACGGGACAGTGCCCTCGTCTATCGTCCACATGTTTATCCCACGATTCTGCCACTCAATAGTGAGCAGGTTCAAGGAACGTCGTGCGGTGCGTAGGTCATAACCGGAACGCATTTCACGCCCAGCCCGTTCCCACGCCTCCTCTGCGATTTCCGTAAAGTCCATCCCAAAAGCGGTGGTACCCGAAGTAGCCATATCTACAATCCCTAACTATAAAGTATCGTGATAGATGTGATATTGGTCAACGCTGTAACCGGTATACCTGTTTTACATGCGATACCCGCGCCGGGAATGCTGATGTGGGAGTTGTCACTTGCGACAAACCCTGCATCAAACGTGGTGCTGCCACCACTACCATCAGTAATAGTTAGTCGGCCTACGCCCGCGCCTGAGGCTATATGTATGCCT